ATATTATTAGCATCTTCAACTTTATTGTTTTTTCTATATTCAACTAATTTTTTATAAATAGTTGCACATACATTGTCATTTTTCTTAAAAGATAATATAAAATCTTTACATTCTACTATTAAGTATTCCTTTTTATCTACTGTCTTTTTTTTCATAGCAAGAGCAAATGGCCCAAACAAAGCTATTCTAGTTGCTGTATATCTTCTAATAACTTCCTCTTCTTTTTCAATAGAAACACTTTTTATTTCTGAATAAGAAACTTCAAAAACATCAATCATTTTATCATTTGATTTTTTTCCAGATTTTTTAAATAATATTTTATTATCTTTAACTACAACAAATAGAAACTCTTCTTTATTTAAAAGTGGATGACCACCTATATATTCTAACATTACCATTTCGCTATTACTGAAGTTTCCTTCTTCATCTTTACTATTTTCCATACATTCTAAAATATCATTTTTAGTCAATTTTTTTATTGGCTTACCTGATGCAACTATCTCAACTCTACATTTTTCGAGACAATTTTTGCACAAGTACCCATCTAAAACTTTTAAAGCATCTGTATCCGCTCCACAAATTATACATGGTTCTTTTACTATTTTTTCTTTTCTACTAAATAATCCCATATTTATCCCCCTAAAACTAATATATACTACGATTATAGCATATATTGCTGCAATTTAGGGGTACATGTTTCTAAACACCACCAGCTATTCCTAATTTTATTTCTCTTACTAACATTTTTGTTAATTTATTTATGTCAGCTTCTTCTTTAACTGTAACACCGCCTAAATTTATGTTTATAGTAATATTATTATCTTCTTTATTATTTGTAGTTTTACTATCAGTTTTATTAATAGTATTTTGTTCAGTTCTTTGTGCTATAGCTTCTTTGTACTTTCTTGTATAGTCGCTTTCTTCGATTTCTTGTGGTTTGTACATTCTTTGAGTTAAATTACTAACTACATTGTCAATATTACTCTTCAAACTTGGCAATTCTACTTTTATACCTTCCCAAATTCCTAAAGGAAGGAATCTACCTACTAAATCTCTTAATTTCCAAGAAGGGGAATGTACTCCAAATCCATTTTTAAATCCATCTATTACGCCTTTTGCAAAGTCATTTACTTTCCCTTTTAACCAGCCACCAGCTCCTGTGATACCATTCCAGAGTCCTTTGACAATGTTTTTTCCTATATCCATCACCTTTTTAGGTAAAGATTTTAATGTATCCACTACTGTATTTATTAATTTTTTAGCTCCTTCTTTACCCTTTGTTGCCATTTGGCTTCCCCAAGTAACAACTTTTTGAACTGTATTTGTAAGCCAAGTCCAAATCCTTCCAGGTAAAGTAGTAAAGAATGTTACTATATTATTTATAATCATTGAAGTGTATATTTGAGCAGAAGTTAACATTGCGATACCCCATTGACCTATTTTTTGAACTGTACTTACTAACCAAACCCAAATTTTATTAGGAAGCTGCGCAAAAAATGTAACAACATTGTTTATCCAAATCGGAACATTTGTAACTAAGTAGGTCCATACACTAATGCCCCAAGATATTATTTTACCTAATGCAAAACCTAGCCCATAACCAATTTTTGCAGGTAATTGTCCAAACCACACTCCAATATTATTTATCCATGTTGGAATTGTTTGAGTAAAGAAAGCTACAATAGCATTCCAGCCATTTATAAATGCTTGTTTTATATTATTCCACATTTCTCCAAACCATTGCACTGCATTTGAAAAACTGGTACATAAATCATTCCAAGCTTGTGGAATTGTTTGTGTAAAGAAATTACATATACTACCCCAAACCTTTGTTGCTGTTTCTTTTATATTATTCCAAGCATTTATAACAAAATCTCTGAAACCTTTATTTGTGTTCCATAAAACTACAAGCCCTGCTACCAAAGCAGTTATAGCTACTATAGCAATACCAATAGGACCTCCTAATAATGCACTTGCTTTTGCTAATAGCATTGTCCTAGCTTGAGCTATAGTCATTTTTTTAGTTAAAACTCCTACCAAAATCTGAAATCCACTTAACACTGTACCAGCTTCTGCCATACCAACCATATATACCCGCACTGCCAATTTAGCCGCAACCCAAGCTTTTTTTAATGCTACAATACTTTTAACTGCACTAGTCATTATGGAAGCTGTTTTTATACTAACAAAAATACTAGCGATAGTAGGTCCATTTTTCAGAACCCAACTCAAAGAATTAATTAATAATGGCAATGCTTTAGTTGCGAGTTTTACAGCACCTGATAATCCATTTCCTATCTCATTTGCAAAACTATTTATTGACTTAACACCATCATTTTTCAACCAATTCGCAAACTCATTTAAAGCAGGTAGCATTCTCTGACCAAGTGGTATCAGTACACCTGCATTTATAATCCTACCAATACCTTGTAAACCTTGTGAGAATGACGCATATTTAATTTTGTTTATTTCATCCATCGTGTTTTTTGTTTCATCAAATTTGTTTTTAATAGAACCAAGTTGAGTTACAACTTGTGGTCCTAAATCTTCCCACATTGTGCCGAATAGGTCAACACCAATTATACTTTGCTTAACTGGGTCATTTACATTTTTTATAGCCTCTATAACTTGATAAAAAGCAGTTTTAGCACCAACGCCACCTTTAGCAAATTTTGCTCCCATTTCTTCAGCATTCATACCTAGTTTATTAAATCCATCTATAGTAGTGTTTGAACCATCAATAGCTCTTATACTAAACTCTTTTATTGCATCACCAATCTTATCTAAGTTGAAGGCGCCTGCATTCATACCACTTTCAAATAAATTAAACATATCAGTAGCACTTAGACCTAATTTTTTAAATTGAACCGAATATTCATTAATATTATCGAGTAACTCACCCGAATAATCTAATCCTCTCTGCTGACCTTGTGCCATAAGGTTAAATGCTTCATCACCACTTATACCAAAATTTCGCACGAGAGCATCTGCTGACCTAATACTCTCCGACACTTCATACCCAAACGTATCCCTAAATCCTATCGCTTTTTCGGTTAGACTTTGTATGTTTCCAGTTGCACCAGCTAGACTTTTATCTACTATAGACATAGCATTTGCTATATCTGCAAAATCTTCACCGAAGTTATTTTTATACACTCCAAGCATAGCATCTTTTAAATGTTCCATGCCTTGTACTGTATTTCCTGTGCTTGCTTGTATTTGATTTAAAGCTTTTTGATAATCTTCATTAGCTTTAATTGCCATTCCACCAATTGACAAGACTCCTGCACCTAGTCCTGCACATGCTTTTGATGCTACCTCTCCAACTTTTTTTAACTGTTCTTGCAATCTTTCTTGTGCTTGCGAAGTTGTATCAGTTTGGTTTTGGAGGGCTCTAGTAGCATCTCTAACTTGTCTTAGCGTCCTACTAGCTTCATCTCGCATTCTTATTACAGCTTCTAAGGCTCGACTTCCTGCTGACATACTCTACAGCCCCTTTCCAAAACTCTTTATTTCTTCTATTCTCTCATCCATTTCTTGATACATAAAAGCTTTAACTATGCGTTTTTCTCCATGTTTAAACTTATAAAAAACAGATGGCATTATTCCTTTATATCTAAACATTAGATACATTAAATTAACTTCACCATCTGTTTTTATTAGTTTTTTATTTTTTCTTCAATTCTCTTATCTTTTTCAGAATTGGATTCGCTATATCCGTTTAACTCACATATTTTGTTATATAAATCATTTATTTCACCTGCTAATAACATTTTTCTTAACAGCTCTCTTGGCGTTGGAGATTTAAAATGCTTCAATAATTCTTTGTCTTTAAATGTTTTGCAAGAAGCTAATATAATATTTGTTTTCATTTTAAAGTTATCTAAATCCTTTAACGAACCATTTTCTATTTTTAATCCACTTGATTGTAATTCGTCAAAAGTTTCCGGTTCTAATGCTGTACATTCAAAAGGTAACTCTATACCTACCTTTTTACAAAATATTTTGTATGTCATGCTTGGCATTTTAATTTCACCTGCATCCATTTTGAGTAATAATTCTACTATATTTTTTACTTCTGTTACTTCTTTTTTATCTATCATTTCTTTTTCTAATTTATTTTCACTCATATTAATTCTCCTTTTATCCTTAATTATTTTTATACTGCATCAAGCAACTCAAAATCTTCGAATGTAAATGACGCTTCTTGCTCTCCTTCTTTTCCATTTTCCCAATCAATAATTGAAAGCCCATCGAAACTTACACCAGTTAGACAAATTCTTTCTGCTCCTAATGCGTCAGGGTCATCTAATTTACTAACAATAGTAAACTTAGGTTCTCTGCCTTCTTTTATAATTTGAGTTATATATCTCAACATCCTTGAATCTACTTTATATAAAGTTAAAGACCCTTCTGCACTAGCACCTATAATTTTTTGACCTTTAATCATTTTGCGAGGTTTTACTATTTCAGCTTTATCTAATTTTATTTCAGCTTTCATAGCCTTACATTCAGATACTTGCACACCATCTAGCCAACATTCTCCGTAAGTTCCATTCATTACCTGATTTGATTCATAACTTGTAGCCATTTTTTCACCTGCTTTCTAAATCTGAACTCTTATGTTTATATCTTCCATAGCATCCACTAATTTTAAATTTATTAAATAAAATCCATTTGAGCCAGTACTATAATTTTTTATTTCATTGTCATTCATTTTGCTTGTATCCACTTTTTTACTTTCTAAATATTCTTTTTGCTTTTCTATATCAATTTCGATTGTAAAATTAGAGTCAATTAACTCTTGTTTTGCCAATTCGGTTAAATAAGATTGTACAGCAACTATAAATAAACATTTGTTGTCATAAGTGTTTGGACATTGTCGTAAATACTTTTCTACATAAATATTCTTTATATCTTTACTTATTAAATCTTTTGTATCAACAAGCTTGATTTTTTGAAACATTTCTCCTTTTTCTGCTGTTAAAGTTGTAAGAGAATTTACACCTCTAGCAATTCTAATCTTGCCTGATAATCTTCTTAAAATTAATTCTCCTGCTTTAACTTTAGCATCTGCACTAGCTTTATCTATTTTTACAATAGACTCAACTTCATCTAAAGGTGCATAAGTAACAGATTGTGTGTTTGGAGTAGATGCTATAAGAGAAGCTATTCTAGGTGTGTATTTTTCTGCTGTTATTTCCTCCCCACCAACTGTTACTTTTTCAGTAAAGTTAATTATTGCTTCATTATCAGCTTTAATGTTTGCTAGTACTGCTTTAGCTTCTGTACTTTCTTCTTCTCTTATCTTTTTAATCCAATTTACAATTTTTGTTTTTTCTGCTTCTTCTGACTCGGGCATACATAAATAATTAAACTCTACAGATTCTAGCTCGCTTAATATATCTTCTAATTTCCCATCTGCAGATATAGTTGTTATAATTACTTTACTCGGTTTTAATACTTTCTCATTATCAGTAGACCCAATAAAACTGTATTTAATATATTTTTTATTGTCATCAGTTAAAGAACTTGGTATGTCTTCTTCACTTGTAAGCTCTTTATACATCTTTGTTGTATCTTTCAATATAATTGCTACTATTCCAGTTCGAGAACGCTGTATAAAGCTTGTAGCTAATTCTTTAAATTCTATATTTATATTAACTAATCCAGCCATTTAATCACTCCTTCCTTTAAATCTCATATTTAGTTCTTCCATTAATTCGTGTTTTTCTTCTTCAAAATAAATTTGTTCATGATAATTTATAGATATAAGAAACTGAACATAATTTCCTATTTCATCTTTTTCTATACTTCCATTTTTCTTACTAAAAGTTAAATATCTATCTTTTACTTTTATATTTCTAGTGAATATGTTCTCTAATTTATTTAGAATATCAAATAAATCTATTTTCTTCTTCTTCCAGTTAGGCAAATACTTTATATCAACTAAAAAACTTTTTATATCAGTCTTTTTAGTCGCTGTCTGAATCTCCTCTGGCAATATCTGCACAAAAAAACAAGACTTTTTATTGTCTTGTATGTTATATCCTTCTACAAATATATCTTCATTAAAATTTTTAGATATTTCTTTAGTGAACGAGTATAATATATCTTTATAACTTAGCAACACATCACCTCTAATTGTAAAAATCTATTATTATTTGATTTAGTTCATTGTCAATTATACTGTTTATTTCATCAACACTTTTTGCCAACATAAAAACACCTTCAACAAATTGTATACCACCCTGTTTTGGTCTATAGTTTTCGCTAGTGCCTGTACCTTGTCTAGTTCTATGCCCAAATTCTAGATGTCTAATATATTCTGTATTATTAAATACAACTCCATCAAAAGTACCAAGCTCCTTATATTGCCAATTCTTTCTCGCTGTTCCACCATTTTTTTTAGCAACTGGTGTTTTCTGTTTTACTTTTCTAAGAAGTTGATTACCTATTTTGTTTTTAGCTTTTCTAAGGTTCTTAGTTAACTCTTTTTCTTGCCTCTCCAAATCTCTTATCATGTCATTCAGACTATTAAATTCTATCATTAATATCTATCCTTTAGAGTTAGATTAGTTTGCAGATGACTTGAATAAGGAAATGGTTTAGATGCAATAAAAGTTTCTATATTTTCATTTTCTAAAGTTATATCAAGTATATCTCCAACCTGCAAATCTACTTCGGGTCTGCAATATAATTCAAACGCTGAAATAGAACTTGTTATATCTGTATCTATGACATTAGGTATATTCCCATTCAAACCACAAGGCACATCTTCTGCAATTACAAGACTCTCGTTAAAATCTGTAACTCCTGTTTCCTCATTTTTACTGCTTACACACCTTCTTATTGTCATTTTGCAAAAGTAAGTCAATGCTAATATATCTGCTTCTGTCATGTTACCACCTAACTTTTCTAAAATTATTTAAAATATTCTTATCCTTTTGAGATAGTTTTATTTCCATCAACTCGTCTGTTGTTTTAGCTGTTGCAACATTATAATTTACAGAATAACCACCACGAGAAATTGAGCTAATTTTACTATTATCAGAACTACTAACTAATACAGTCTCTTTTAACTTAACAATAACTTTATCCTCTACAATACTTTCAAGAGTAGAATTAAGTGTTTCTATATTGCAGTATGCAAGAACTAATGTAGTGTATTTTTTAATGTACAACTCTATTAAACTATCATAAGTATCATCTTTTAGATTTAAAATTAATTTTATATTATCTAGCATTTGATCACCTCAAAATAAAATAGAGAAACTAAATACTATTTAATTTCTCTATTAATTCATCTTTTTTCAGTTTTGAATAACCTTCTATACCATTTTCTTTTGCTAGGTTTTTCAGTTCTTCAAGAGTTGAATTTTCTATATCAATATTTTTCTTATCTTCTAGCAACTTAAATCCATCTTGTATCAGCTTATCTTTTAAAAAAGAATCTTCTACGCTACGTTCTATATTTTCTTTAATTAATATAAACATTTAAATCACTTCCTAAGCTGTAGGTTTAGCATCTTTAAAATTAGCATATACAGAATTAGCTTTATTATCAGTAACCCATAAATCATGATATCTTCTATAGTCCATAGACCAAGCATTTGCTGTTTGATTCGTTTCTGGGTCAAATATTCTCATTTTATCTTGTTTTGTTATTGCAAGAGGTACATCCACTGGTGCTATTATAAAGTTGGTATCTAGTGCTTTTGTGCCTTTTAAATAACCTCCTGCTGTTTGACCAGAAGTAGTACCATCATTAAGTAAAATAGATGAATACATTCTATTTTGAGGTGTTTTTATAAGAGGGCAACCATCAATTGATGGCACTTGTGTTTGTATACCACCTTGTGCAAAAGTAACTGCTGTTAATTTTTCTAAGACTTTTTCTTCTATTGCAAACATACTATCATAAGTTAAATGACAAACTAGAGGTCCATTGTATCCATTTTCTCTAATTATTTTTATACCTGTTTTTATTTTATTTATTATTGTGCTTGAATTTACTGTGTAACCGTACTCAACATTAATGTCTCCTTCTATACTTATAGCAATAGTCGCTAAACGGCTCAATCTATAAGCATCTATTTCTGGTATGACTTTTAACCTTTGAAATTCTCCCATGACAGTCGTTGCTGTTACTAAGAAATTTGTTTCATCTACATCCATAGCATCTAAGGTAAATTTTCTCCCTCTATCTTGAGTCATTATTTTAGTTTCATATTCAAATTTAACATCTCCACCAACATAAGCATTAGCTGAACCTCTTGAATAATCTCCTAAACCATCTGTAGAAAGCTTACCTATTTTTACTTCTTTTCCTCCTTCATATTTTATTTGTTTAGCATTAGAATCCATCCAACCAGTTAATAATTCTTGTGTTGCTTGTTTATCCAATCCTTGTTGTAAAACTTGTCCGTACGCTAGTGTATTAGCCATCTAATCATCCTCTCTTAATTATATTATTTAACTCCTAGTATTTCATTCACTACAGTTTCCATATTTGCAGTTTCATTTGTTTCTCCACTGCCACCTGGTATATATTTATAAAAAGGTGTATTTGTTTGAGTAGTAGTTTCAGTTGTACTACTTTCAAACAAATCTTTGTAGCTTTCTTGTAACCCTTTTAATTGTTCCTCTATCCCTACTATCTTGCCATCTTCACCTATAGTTATTTTTTCTAAGTCAAACTTATTTGTTAGTAAGTCAGTGTGTTTAGCTTTGTTAGTTAATAAAGCTTTCTCAACAGCACTTAATTTCCTTGTTTTCAAACTTTCGTTTTGTATTTTCTCAATTTCTAGCTTATGATTCTCTTCTATCTTTTTAATTTCTGTTTGATGCTCTGTTTTAAGCTTTTCTACATCTTCTTGTGTCATTTTACTATTAAAACTTTTTATAGTCTTATCTGCTTCTTTTAGTTGTTCATTCACTTTATTAAAAGTTTCTTTAGGTACTGCATGTTTGGGAAATTCAGTATTAACACTTTTTAATATTTCCTCAATATCAAACTTATTTTCTTCGATTTTAATACCTTCTAATATTTTTCTTAACCATTCCATTTTTTCATCATCCCTTCTTATTTTCTCTATAGATTTTTATAGTTGCCCTCCAACTGTGAGAGTTTCTTTGTTCTTTATGCTCTACAACTTTTTTAAAAAGAGCAAAATAAAAAAGTCTTTATAGACTTTTACGTTTTCTTAGCTCATCATTTAATTTTTTCAAAAGTTCATTAGAAACTTTATTTATAGTTACTTCATATTCTTTTTTTAAACTTTTTAGATATATTTTTAAAACTATATCACTTACTAAACTGATAATAAGTATTACATTTACAACAATGCTTACTATTTGTAGTATCAGCCAACTCATTTAACTCACCTCATTTTTACAAAATAAAGAAGTTATTATATATAATCAATTTCTTCATTTTCAATATAATCACTAATTGTTATAGTTTGGACATCAGCTGTGTTAAATATAACCAATTTTTCTTCATCTTCAATAGCTCTCAAATAATCTATATCTGATTGAGAATTAGAAAAATAAACGGTTAGTTTATTAGCTACATGTTCTTTAATTACACCAGATATGCACTCACCATTTTTAAAACATATATCATATTTTTTGAACTTTTTATCTTTTTCTGAAACTATAAGTTTTTGTGATTTTAATTCTTTAAGTAACTTTCCATTTACTTCTTCTACACTTTCAGATTTTGATATTGTTGGTATATTTATTTTTACTTCCTTTACCTTTTCTCTACCAAATATTCCATTGATTTTTTGCTCTAATTTACCTGCTGCTTTATTAAATATCTCAATTTCTTTTGTAGCACTTTTTATATTTTCTTCAAAATCTTTTGTATCTAGCCACAACTTAGCTGAAAGTTCTAATTTACTTTCCTCATCCTTTTCTTTATCAACACATCTATGCCTTTGTTCTAAATTTCCAGCATAGTTTGTTGTATTTTCAATAGTTGCAGTATATTCAACCTTTTCATATGTCATTTCAAATATATCTGCTTTGCAAGGATATATCTCTCCTTTTACTCCTTGTATAATGTAATCGCCCTTATTAGCCCTCATAGTACCTTCCAGTGTCTTTAAATCGCAACTTACATTACCATCAATACATTTTTCTTGTATAAAATTACAAACTCTACTATTTTCAAAAAACCATTCTGGTTCTATATCATAGCCCAATCTGAAAGCTTCCACCTCAACTGGTTTCTTTTTAAACTTAGACATATTATTTATTCCTCCTTAAATTTTTACAAAATAAAAGCACTTACTATTTAAACTTAACAAGTGCTCCCTATGCAACTTCTATATTTTTTATTACATATTCCTTGTACCATTCATTATAAGTCAAGTTTGCTGGAACTTCATATGTTTTACCTTTTAACAGTCGCGCTGTTCTTATTTCTCCTTCTTCATGTGGGAAATATGGAATAGTTGTACAGCGACATCTCGGATGTAGTGGAGGATAATTCTCTCCTTCTTTTGCTTCTTTAACTAAATATACTTTCATGTCTATACTTCTACATCTTTTACAAGTATTATCCTGTAACGTAGCCAAGAATTGATATTTATCTACGTTTTGGCTTTCGTATGCTCTTTTATCAGCTTCCCCCATAAAATGTCCATGTTCAGTTTGAACTAATCTTATTGCATTTTCATAGCTAGAGTCCATTCTCTGAGACACTCTATTAGCAATATTTTTCAAACTTTCCCCTCTTATAACCATTTGAGTAATTTCTTCTTTGATAACTTCACTTAATAAATATCTATTTTTCCATATCCTTTGAGAAAAGTTTTTACCACTCCAAGGATATGTAATTATATCCTTTAAAGCTTCTCTATCAAGCTTAGTGAAGCTTACCCCAACACCAACGTGTTTTTGAGTTTCATATATACTCTTATAGTAACTATCTTTCACAGATTCTTCTAATAGCTTTTCTACTCTATTATTTTGAATGTCGAATGTATTATTTATCTCTTTAGATATTTGATAGAATAGTTCTTCTAACCTGTTTATTCTGCTTTTCATAGCTAATGTATTAAGCTCTAACAGTAATCTTTCATCACTTGTTTGTTCTATCAATTTAATATATTGTTTGATGTCCATACGCCATGTTTTAAATTCGTTGTTAGTTAAATATTTTTGTGTTTCTGCATATGTTAATTTATTCTGTTCAGCATATTTATAAAATAAATTAGCAATTTCTTTCTCTATATTTTTCATTGCAATTTTATATTGTTTATCTAGTTCTTTTAATACCTCTTTTTCATCTTTCAATCTTGCATTTAATCTTTGCTTTTCTCTTTCTTTCCAGTACTCAATATTATTATTCAAATAACTTCACCTCTATTCAGTAAAGTTATTATAATCATCAGATACTTTTGAAGTTTGTATTTTCTTTTCTTCTCTTAAAAGTAAAGCAGCTTCTTCGGGGTCATCAACCCAAGGGTGATGTCTTAAAATAATTTTGGTTGGTATTATTCCAACTGACTTAGTCGCTATATCTGCATCCTCTAAGTCATTAGACATCATATTTCTTGTATAAGTCTGTTGTATCTTTTTATAGTCTGTAACTCCTAAAAAATATAGTATAGCTTTTATTAGCTTATCAAAAGAGGTTCTAAACTCAGTTTCAAGTAATCCACTTTTTAGTTCTAGCTTTCTATAAAAGAATTTAAGTGCCACTCCAGAAGCATTTCCAAACGATTCAGTATCTTGTTGTAATCCTTGACCACTTTCATATATTTGTTTTTTTAAGATTTCAAGTGTTATTCTTCGAGCTTCTGTAGGTATTTCTATTTGCATAGTTTTAAGACCACCAGAATCACCTTCTGAATCTGTTTCAGTTTTTATTGCCTTATATCTCTTCAATTCATTTAAAAATTGTGCTGTATCCTCTCCACCATAATTTTCTAAGATGTATATTATTTGCTGTATATCCTCTAAATCATTTGCAAACCCACTCATTATCTTATCGTATAAATCCAACACTGATTTATATTTTGATAAGTCGCTTTGTTTTTTTATGTTGTTAGCAAATTCAATAAAAGGAACTGAATTAAATCTATGTTGTACTGTTATATGCTCTATTTGAGAACCGCAACATGTTACTCCAAAAAATTTATATTTATCTAATATTTTATCTGTCCAAAATTCAACATAAGTATATGCCTGCTTTTGTATTTGACCTTTTACATCTTCTAACTGAACATAATATCTTATAACAGCCTCTAGCTCTCTTTCAATACCATTTTTATAAATTGGTATAACTTCTTCTGTATTAACTACACCATATTTAAATTCTTGGCTGATTATTTGTTCCTCACTATATTCTTCATCTATCCAGTAGTGAAGCCATGCAGTACCACAATTACTAGCTTCTATAGCTAAATTCTTAGCTTTTCTAGTAAACTCATTCCCTAAAATATCTGTTACCTTCTCATTCAATTCTTTGTTATTGTCAATGTCAAAAAGTACTGTATAGGTAAACATATAAGAAGCTTTTTCATCAACTAGTATTTCATGAAAGTTGTGACTAATTCTATTGTCAGCGTTTCGGAGTGGGTTCTCATCTCTATTTTGGACAACTACTCCTTTTTTTAATATATCATTTTCATTATAATAATATGATTTAGCTTGTAATATCTCTTGCCTTCTAGCTATATCAGCACTTATTATTGCTCTTATTTTTTCTAACTCCACATCACCACCACCTATATTACTTAAATTATTACTTAAATACTGATAATCCTTGACCTTTTAGTGCCTTTTCTGCAACTCCTGTTATAGCATCACAATTAGACACCAAAAAACCATGAGCATAGTACACATGGTTTCCTTCAACAGTTAAATTATAAACTTTTACTTTTTTGCTTTCTATTAATGTGGTTGAGTCTGTTTGAGCATGACTTTGAACATGTTTGTCTTTCTTTGGAAGATGCCTTGTATTTTGTGCCAACAAATTCTGCTCCACATATAATACATTTTGATGTATATTTGATTCGTCTGTTTTTACCTCTCCATCTTTCTCCACATTTATCTGAACAAAATTGAGATGTTTGTACTTTGCTTTCAAAATAGTTCCCACATTCTTTACACTTACATTTATATATTTTAAGATTTTTTGAAATCTGTTTTGCATGTTCTGAGTGCCATTTTCTACCTTCTTCACTTTTATGCCATTCGGTAGCTTTTTCTCTTGCCTTATCAAGATTGTTAATAGTTGCTTTGTAAAACTCTTCATCTTCAAGATTTTTCTTTGCATGTAGCGATAAGTGTTGTTTATACGGAATACATTCCAAGTTATCGATGTTGTTATTAAGAGGATTAAAATCTTTATGATGAATATGATAGCCTTCTGGAACTTCCCTTTTATTATTAAACTCCCAAATTGCCACATGAAGTCCTTTAGCATGTTTTCTTTTTTCATTTTTACTTGACTGACTAAGATAATACTTCTTTTGTCCCATAAGTCTATATTCTTCTCCATTGAATATAACAGTTTCTTGTACTTCCATAACATCAACTCCTTTAGTGATATTATACTAGTTTCTGATATACCTGTCAATTTATCAAGACTTATAAAACCATTGATATAGCTAAATACCTTATGATTTCTAGTAGCTTTTAGCCCTAATTTATTTATAGTTTCTTTTTCTCCTGTACATCCTGACCATAATACTTTTCTAAGACCGAATGGAGTAAATACATATTCTCCTTCTTTTATTTTCTCTATAGATTTATTACCAAACAATGTTGATATTTGTGTTCCTTCTTCAAAACACGCATCATCATGTTTGTTCTTACCTTCTCTTTGATAACTCACCATAGCCTTATAAAACTCTGTCCATTTATCTCGCCAATTCGGCGGAAAATATATATGTTCCATTACCCAACTACTATTAGATAAGATTCTAGCATTTTTATTTTTAGACTGATGAAACCATTTTATTGTTGTTTTATTACTATTAAATTTCTCTTTCAACAACCTTTGAACACTTCTTGCAAAAGCTCTACCACCATTATTTGACTCTATATCAGCTTTGTTAACTTCATTTTCATAGAACATCCTAGCTGTTTTATATTCTGTTGTTTCCATACTCTCTTTTGTATATAAAACATCTAATACATATGCTTCTTTGTTATATACTCCATACACAATCGAACATAAATAGTCTGCTCCCTCATCTGCTGTATCTACATAAGCTTTAATAGATGTAAACAATAAATTCCCTTTATTATCAACAGGAAGCTTGTCATATGTCTTAAATTTAGTATATAGACATCCTTTAAGGTCGATAGGTTCTTGTTGATAGTTAGCACTTGCAATGTCTTCGCCCATTGCTCTTATTTTTGATTTATAACTATTTAGAGATAATACTTCTTCACAAAGCATGTTGCCATCTTCCTGTAATGCTTTCATATTAATATGTCTTACTTTCTTACCTTCTTCTTTGTAATGTTCTAATGCTCTACCAGCTAAGTCCTTACTAGACCATCTAGTCATTATAATTATTATTTTCCCGCCTTCTTCAAGTCTTGATAACATAGTATTAGTAAACCAATCCCAATGCTTTTCAAGAACATTTTCGTTATAAGCTTCCTCTGCATTTTTAATAACATCATCTATCAAAAGTATTGTTGCCCCAAAACCTGTAGCAGTACCAGTCGGAGAAGTTGCTAGGTAATTATTGTATCCATTTTCTAAGCTCCATAAATTCATAGCACTGTCGCCATATTTTATATGAACATCCGGGAAAATATCATTAAAAACAGGTTTGTAAATATCCGCTTTTACTTCTTGAATTGCATTCCTAACGTTTTTAGAAAACATAGTAGATAATGTTTCATTGTATGAGCCTGTCATTATTTTTTCTTCTTGATTTCTGCCTAGTACCCACTCAACAAATAATCCTGCTGTTCTACTTTTTCCATGACGAGGTGGTAAATTCAATATTAATATTTCGTCATTACTTTCATAAAACTTCTGGAAGTCATTACATAAGTTAACTAGATATTGTCTATCTTTTTTATAAAAGTTTGGAGCTCTTAAATTACAATAAAAAAAGAAGTCCCGCCTTGCAAGTTCCTTCTTAGCTTCTAGTGCTATTAACTTATTATCAATCATCTAAACTCGCCAACCTTTTTAATTCTTCTAAAGATAATTCTTTAAACATATTTTTACTTTCATTTTGACCTAGATTATTATTTTCTAATTCAAATCTCTTTTTATCCATTTTTAATTTTTGTAATCTTTCTATATTCTTAGCTTTTTCTTTTTGTATCTTAGTTAACTCAGCTTCTAGCTTTTGCACTCTTTCAAATATAGAAACAGCTCTTGTGACAGTCTCTGTTTGTGTCTGCTCATTATCTTTTAGTAAATTACCTTCTATCTTTAAAGTTCTTTTGTCTATGCTTTCTAGCGTAATTTTATCAACTTTTTCTTCATACTGTTTTATTCTTTTCATATGTCTGTGTTCTCTAACTGTAAGTAAGCTTATTTCTAATTCAAGTCTGTGTATTTCATCTTTATTCTCGCTTTTTATTAACTCTATTTCTTCAGTTGTGAGAGTGTTAAAAAATATGTTTTCATATATCCCATCTTTCAAAGCATTTTTATTATTCTTTTGACCACCTTTTTTTTTCTTTGTAGTACTACATTTATCTTTTTGTAGTACTACATTCCAGTTATCTCTGCATTTCCAATTGCTTATTGTTTTTTCATTTTCATTTAATATCTCTGCTATCTCTCTATTTGCAATATTTCCATTATGCTCTTTGAATATATCAAAAGCTTTGTTTCTGTTTGGACTTCTAGCTTTTGCCACATCACCACCTCGGTATTCGTTTTTACTTTTTTTATTTATGAAGCTTGTTTATCTACTTTTATTTTTTTATTCTCTCTTGTTAACAAGTAAAAGAATGGTGTATCTAATAAAGCTAAACAAAACTTAACTACATATTATTAAGGGAGCAAGTTCTAGGAATCGAACCTAGACTAGACACCAGTACCTGCATGGTGAGTGAGGTTACCAAGCCCCACCCGATTTTTAGACTTCTGAATTAAGATACAAAATTATATAAAATTTCGTTCTCAATTTCTCTACTTTTAGTGTATACGTTGATTAATATTTGAACATAGTTAGAATTGAACTAACAGCGTCCTCACGCCCTGCCTAGTCTGTTCATATTGCTAGATTAGCCCTTTAAACTAACCTAGCAATTATTTAGTTTTGAGAGGGAAATCTTTATTTCCACGATATTATTATCTCATGTTTTTGCCAATAAAAAGTCTCACGATAGTCTCAAAAAAGTCTCAAAATAGTCTCATTTTTAAGCTTTCCATGAAAAAATGGGCAATTCAAACTCCTTTATTTTGGGATATAACATATCCATGATTTTACAAACTATCCTTTTCCTAATTCTAAAGCAATGACTTCTATCTATGTGCATAGCATTAGACATATAATCCATATTTATTTTCTCATTGTTCATATACATTTCATTGAAGAACTCTGTTTCAAAGCTATTTAGACTTGTTAATGCACATTCTATAGTTTCTTTTTCAATTTCTAATGTTTTCTTATCTTCTTTTAATCTATTTAAATCTTCTTCTCTCTTAATAACTTCATTTTCAACACTTGAACTTATATTATAAGTTTCTCCAGTTTTTTCTTCATAACTTTGAGCCTTACATCCGCAAAACTCACTTTCTAATTTTTTAATATATATATCTTTTATTCTTATTTGACTTTCTAGTTTTTTATAGTTATATAATCTACCTTCAACCTCTTGAAATAGTGTCTTTTTATTCATACTTCCACACTCCCATCATTTTTTTATGTTATAATAATCTTGGATAAAAGCTTTATATTTTTGACAAGTGGAGTGTGAAAGCACTCCTTTTTTCTTTTTATTAACTATTGCAGGTTTTCCCCTTTAAAGGGGAAAAGTCTATTCCTGCTTTAACTCACTATTGATAATTGACTATTCAAAAGTCTTATTTCTTCTTCAAACACTATAGGTAACTTATAACTATTTACAATCTCTAATACTTTATCTAATTGACAACGCTTTATAGCCTTATAACTATCTACTCCAAATTCTCGTTTAATCTGATGGTATATATCACTATAAACTTTACCTCTTAAAGATTTATTTTTATAAGCCTTACTTCCATGTCCACCAAGTGATTTTGTTGCTACTCTCTTAACCTCTTTAACAATACACTCACACTCGATATTGAATAATGGTGCATCATCCATAAAGTTCTCTAACTTCTCATTAACATTCTCTATTTTAGTTTCTAAGACTTCTTGTTTCTTATCTAGCATAAATATAGCTTGTAACTCCTTTGATGCACTTAAAAGAGGATTATTTAGTTCTTTTCTCATGGAGAAATATCCATCAACTATTTTCTCGTATTGCTCCCAAGCCTTATCGTCTTCCAGTATTTTAAGTAGTTTTGAATAACCTCTTTCAGATAACAAGTAAATATTTCTCGACTGATTAAAAGATTGTTTACTATATCCAACATCCTCGTAACCTAATCCTTCAAAAGGATTAGCCTTTAAATCACCTAGTCGCTCAGAACGACTCACTTTTAAATCTATAATATCTATATTTGTTTTAAATCTCTTTATATTATTATTAATTAGCTCATTTATATGTTTAAGTTCTCTATTATGTATCTCAGCTATATCTTTTACTAGCATTGCTTTCTTATGTTCTCCAAATCCACCCTCAATGTTATGAAATTTCATTCCCTCGATTTCTAAAGTTCCAAGTACTGTTATTTCTTTATTTATATTTTCATTCATAATTTATCTCTCCTTTACCATTTGATATATTCTCTATTCAGCTTTTTCACATTTTTATGAAAAACTGAGTACCTAATCTAACGAACGGATTTTTCCGTTGGTTAAATAACATCTTCTAATATAACCTCAACTCTTGGTTTATCACTGTAATATTTACTAGCTACAACCTCAACAATCTGCGTATCATCTTTATAAGCTATCTCATTGAGTGAATCAGCTATAATCTTGACCACATTATCAATATCTGGTTTTTTATTGGGTCTTAACACATTATTTCTTTTCTGCTCTTTAATCTTTTTACTGTTACTTTTTGCTATAGAGTAATAACATCTTAAAGTCATTTTTATGTATCCAGTAAAATAATGTCTAACTTTAGATTGATATAACCATTTTATTAATTCTTCATAGTCCTTAGTTTTCTGTGGTGTATAGGTCCTTTTAGTAGCCAAGTTAAATCTAGGTCTTTCTTTACCAACTGGTTCTCCATCTATTACAAGAAAAACTTTCATTTTTTCACCTTCTTAGCCTTCTTCCTACATTCTTTACAACAATAAACATCCTTAGATTTTTCCTTAAGATAAAATAGCTTACCACACCAACTGCATCTTCTTCGTTTCATAAGCTCACTTCCTATTTAGTTTAAATCTTCTAGTTCTAAGCGTAATATACTATTTGAAGAGTTGCTTTTTACTGTAATGCCACTCGTAATACAAGTAACTTCAACAGAGTTCAAATCTTTAACATGTATAGTATATTCATTTTCTAATTCATATAGCTCATTTTTACCCTCAACATTAATTTCAATTCTTTCAAGCATACACATATCTTCAAAGTAATTTTTACACTTAGAATTTTCACAATATATATTATTCAAATCTATCTCTCCTATAAATCCCATACCCAAAACTACATATTCATCTTGTAGATACCTACTATCATCAAGTACATAAGTAATTTCTTTTCGTGTCTCAAGACCTGTATATTCCCTTCCATCAAACTCTTGCAATATCAACAAGTCACCTTTTTTAAAATTTCTATACTTCCACAAGAATAATTTATCTTGCGTTCATCTAGTAATAATCCTTTTTGCCATCTCAATACATACTTTGACATTTATTCACCCCTATTCTAATAATCTTCTCCATTTGTTAAGTCATAATCGTCTACATCATTCCCTAAATCTAAGATAATTTTTGAATTATGTGCATATATCTTAAATAATAAATCCCCAAAATTACCAAATCCGTTCATTATATCTTTTGATGATATTTCTCTGTTTTGGTATCTAAATGCTGCAATAGTTCCATCGTTTCTTAATAGTATAGAATGTTCACAATTATTTCTGCTTACATTAGGACACTCATCAAAGTCTATCCATCTTGCCCATTCTGAATTAAAATTAGATTCAAGGATAAATGTTATACAGTCTTCATCACATGGGTACTCGTCAAGGTTGTATTTATCTTCTTTCAATTCTTCTAATAATTCACTCATTTTGTATTCTTTCTTAAGACCTACAAGCATGTTATCCAAATTTCTTTTTAAATGCTCAATACCTTGCCCCTTCATCGTAGCATCTACCTTTTCTTTTACAACATTTGCCACAAGTAAATTGTATTTTTGTATATCTAATTCATCTAAATTTATATTTATATTTTCACCTAAATGTTGTTCAATATTTTTTCTGAATTTACTATAGCTTCCAAAGATTTCATTCACAGCTCTTTTTATTGTTTCTTCTAATTCTTTTTTAACTGTTTCCTCTACAAAGCCACTTTCTTCTATTTCCACTAGTGCATCATTCATAATTTTATTTAAATCCATTTTATTATTCCCCTCTCTATTTTCATTTTTGAGAGTCACAAAATGCTTCAACAATAATTTATACTAAAAGACATTTTGCAACTCTCTAAACTGTTTTAATTAGATATTTCTTCTATTCAAATATAAGTTCTTCGCTATCAAGCCACTTTTTAATACCATCTTCACAATCATATTCAATATCATCAATCTTACAGTCATAAATACAACATTCGCATATCTTTTTATCATGTAAAAAATCTATTAATCTATTGATGAATAGTAACTCTTTCTCTTGTAATTTTTCTTTAAGACTTTTATTTTCTTCTCTTAAATCACTAATTTCATTAAAAACATCTAAAAGTAACTTTGAATCAACTTCATCATTTTCATTTAAATTCAATCTATACTCATAAACTCTACCACCTATAAAACTACCTACTATAAGTATTAAACTAGCCAAGATGTTCATTTTCTAACATCTCCTTACGTTCTAAGAACTCTTTTTTAATTTCTTCCAAATTCTCGCATTCATTACCAACTACTACATATTTTTCGCTATTCATTATAGTTGCTTTACTTGTAATTTCCTCCCATTTACCTTCAAATTGCTTTAAATAATGCCATTCAACATATAATTCAAGAGCATAATTTTCTTGTCTTACAATTCCATATTCATATTTATTTTTAGTATTATAGGGTTCTTTCAATATATCTCCCTCATAAATTTCTTCATTATTTCCAGACCAACATTTAGAGAATACTCCAACATTAGATACTTTTTGCCATTCGCAATTCTCTTTTAGCATAAATAAACAATCTACTGCATCACTCCACATTATTGTTTCAGAATAAATCCACTTTTCGTTCTCAAAATCATAACCTCTGTACTTAATTAAACTCACTTTTAATCATCTCCTCATATTCTTCTCTAGCCTTATCTATAGCAATAAATATATCCTCTCCATTATCATATAACTCTTTTGCTCTTTTAATTGTGTATTCAGTCCTTGAAACTTCCATTATTCCTCCTCAATATATTCAGCTTTCCAGCCACTTCTTGTTTTAGTTTTCTTTTTAATTGTTTGGTAAACTGCCTGACTCTGTAGTCTTAAAAAACATGCTGCACTATCTATAGAATCAAATATTTTTTCTTCACCAGTTTTGACATTAATTAACTTTACTTTTGAAGCTTTCTTTCTCTTTTTTCTATCCCTATCAACATTAAACTCTATTAGCATTTTTCCACGTGTTGGAAATACAAGTTCTCCATTTTTGTTTACTCCATAGATACAGCAATATAGTGCTAAATAATTTCTAAGAGTCAAATCATCTTCAAATATATTATCTGCAACAGAACCACTAAAATATCTTTCAACCTTTAACATTTCAGCCCCCTCCTTATTCAACTGGCATTTCAAACACTTTTTCTTTGTTGCATCTAACCCCGTCTTTATTTATAATGTCAAACTTAGTTCCTGCAATAATAGCCTCCTGTATTCTGTTTAATACTTCAATAGCTCTTTCTTCTGATTTATACCTACCTATTTCTCTAACATTTGATTCACCTTCAAACACTGCATATACATATCTACTATCTATTTCAACTCTATTAACTCTCATTAAATCTAATCTATCTTGACTTCTAATTATTATCATTTCTAATCCTCCAATACTTTAGGCTTTCTTATCTTTTCTAACATCTCAGGATTTTCGTATATATTGCCAATAACTTTAACCACTGCAATTTCATGAAATAACCCAACGTTTTCTCCTAGCATTTCATTATCTATTACAAAGAAACCTTCTTCAAACTTTACCTCTCCTATAAATTCTTCAAATGATAAGATGTATGAAACAATATCACCCTCATAGATTTCTTTTCTAATACAATCCTTCAAACCTGTGTATATCATAACCTCAAAATTTTCATTGCTTGTTGGTAAATAAACACCACTATAAACCCACTCTCTAAGCAAATTTTTAGAATAGCACATCATTTCATCATAACTATACATTTCTTTGCCATTTTTATTCCATTCTCTAAATTTTAACTCCATCTTTTATCCCTCCAATATTTTTTAACTTCTAGGAAGTTAATAGTTATATTAACTCCCTAATAATTTTTGTATTTTTAATCACAGAAAGTTCTACTGCAATGTGGGCATCCAGTTATAAGTTCTTTACCAGCTATATTAGCATATCCTTTTGAGATTCTAGCTTCTTTAAAAAACCTTATCTCATAGTTTTGATAAATATTTCTTCCACATCTACAGCAAATCCCATCCTTTGGCGCAAAATGAGGGTAATCTTTTTTCTTTGCAAATCCTTTTTGTAACTTTATACATTTTGCTATTTCTTTATCCGTTATTTTTACTAATTCATTCATATTATTTACCTCCAATATTTTTTAACTTCTAGGAAGTAATATTGCATAATTACTCCCTAGATTATTTAACTTAATTAAAAAGGTATATCGTCATCATCTATTGCTTGAAAACCTTGTGGGTCTAATCCTGGTGGTACATATTCTTGTTTAGCATTATTATCATTTTTACTAGAAAGTAGTTCTAAAGCATTTACATTAACCTTAGTAATAGATTTCCAGCAACCATTTTCATCTTTGTAATTATATATATTTAACTCTCCAACAGCATATATAGGCTTACCTTTAACAAGATATTGCACTAAATTCTCTACATGTTTTCCTAATTGCTCACATTGAATAAAATCAGTTATTTTATTTCCATTTTTATCTTTAAACCTTCTATCTACTGCCATTGAAAAGGTTATTTTTGGAGTACCCGAATTTGGAAGGTACTTCAATTCTGCATCTGCAACTAATCTTCCAACTAAAGTTATTGTATTCATTTAACTAGCCCCCCTTCTATTTTTCTTCCTGCTCTTCTGTATACTCAACAAAGTAAGTATAAGTTGTCTTGCTATTTTGCTTCTCTCTAGCAATCTTTACTGTATATCCAGCTTTCCCAAGTAATCTTAATAATTCCAATCTATCTTGTTCGTTTAAAGAACCACTTCTTTGTGCATATATTCTCGCCATTTTATACCTCCCCTTTCTAGGAAGTAATATATTGATATTTACTTCCTAGAAGTATAATTTTATTTAAATTTAACCTTTTGACTTTTCTTAATTATGTCATCTAGTTCGTCAGGTGAATATTGAGTAAAGGTTTCATTGAAGTTATGAAACTTATTTTTACTCACATTAGGAGTATTCACATTTTTATGATTAGACTGCTTCTTCTCCTGTTTATTCTTTTTCTTCCTCTCAAACTCATTTTGATACTCTGTAAGTTCTAAATTAGTTTTTACACCTGCTTCTATCCAATTATTTAAGATTGTTTTTACATACTTATAATTCTTAACTCCACTGCCTACAGCTTCATCAATAGCTCTTATTATTACATCAGCTTCCATTCCATCATCTAAGTAACTCATTAACTCTATAAAGTTATTAGGAGTAATCACACCTATATATTTTTCAAAGTATTTTTTTATATAGGTGGTTTTATCTTGTTGAGGTTGTTCATTAATAACAATAGTAGTAATATCATTATTTACTTTAAAGTCATTACTTACTACTTCCGTGTTTTCCGGTTTCCGAGAAACCCGGTTTCCGGGAAATCCGGTTTCCGGGAAATCAGTTTTTCGGGATTTTAGCTTCTGAGGATTTTCAAGTGGTATCTCATATACTTGATAATCATATCCTCCAAGCATCTTATTAGTATTAGAATCTCGACAAGGTGTTCTTGTTATATATCCATTTTCTATGAGCTCCCTTAAAATATTTGCTGTAGCATCCCTCCCATTTTTACTTCTTTTATATAAATCATTAACATAGATTTTCCAGTGGTCGGGCTTACTAATCAGATATGAATGTAAGCCTTTTGCTTGCCAGCTTAATTTTACATCTTCCAAACAAGTTTTATTTAAAACTACATATGGATTATCTTTGTCTTTGCTTACTCTTATAATCCCCAATACTATCACCTACTCTTGTTTTTGCTTCTCTAAAATGCTCTTATATCCATTTAAAACTTTCTCATACTCCTGCTTAGTCAAATCTACTGCTAACTTTCCAAACTTCTTATATACTTCACTATCAACTCTATTTTTATCTTTTTCTATAGATTCTCCTAGCGAATATAGTATATTTAATTCGCTCTCATTAACTTCTTTTTTTTTCTGCTCATTTCCATGTTTATTTGTTGCATCACTATCTTTTGTATCATCAATACAAAATAATCCATTTAAAGCGTACTTTCTTGCATAACTTGATACACTTCCAGTTACTTGTGCTAAATCCATACCTTTTTTAGTTTCATCTTCTCTAGCTAATGCCTTTGTAGATACTTTCTCTCCTGTTTCTGCATCTATTAAAGTTGCTGTAGCTTCTACATAAAATCTATTTCCTATCTGAACAATATTATCATCCAATATAACTAATGCTTTTTCTTCCTTTAGAATAGGTTTTAAACCTTCTAGTATATCCTCACAACTCCTATAGTTGTATTTACCAAAGCTATTAAATTGACTTTTAGGAGCTTTTAAAGTACTCTGTATATTTACAAGTTTTATATAAACATTATTAGTTTCCATGGTCCTCACCTACTCTTTTTTAGCTTTTGGAATTGTTAATGTAGTTGAATATTCAATCCTGCAACCTTCGACCTCATGACCTTTTTTAATAAAGTCTTTAATGGTATTCTTATCTACTTTTACAACTTGCTCTACTGTTTTGTATATAGCAGGTATCTTTTCTTCATCTTCTATGACTAAGCTACCTGCTGACTTTCTTATACTTATATTTCCTAAAACTGTTTCTACTTTTTTAGTACCAAGTAATTCCATACAGTCTTTTATATTGCTTTTTAATCTATCAAGAGTATTCTTTTTGACCCTTTTAAACTCTTGCAATCTTTTAATCTCTGAATCTATAGAGTTTATATCACTGTCAATGTTTAATATTACTGAAACTATCCTAGTGTTTTTATTTTGTATCTCTTGTTTTATTATTTCTTTTATTTCCTCTAGTTTTTCAGCTTCATTTCCTGTTGTTTCTGTTAAACCTTCTTCTATTTCTAATAAATCTGTAGTTAATTCATATAAAGTACTCATAATTTCCCTCCGTTTATGCTATAATTAGCTTAATTAAATTTTTTAATATTTATTTGAATTGAGCCATTGCTGTGGCTCTTTTCTACATTATTTGAACTGTTATGGGTCTATCTGTTTCAAATTCTTCTCTCATTAGCAGTTCTTCTGCTTCTTCTGTATCTCTTTCTATCCTTTTGTACTCTGCATATGCTTCATGCTTAATTCTGTCTTGTTCATCTGTTGTAAGACTTCTATCTGCCCATGCTCTTTGTACTATATCTAAATATATTAAGTATTGTGCTTTTCTGTATTTTTCTATATCTTTGATTAATTCTTGTCTACTCTTCATTTTCTAATCCCCCTATTGATTCAATTTCTGAATTTAACATAAGCAAAATATCCTCATATGCTCCTAATTCTTTTTCATCTGCTATACACTTATATCCAATTGTTTTTTTAAATTCTATCCTCTCACTTAGAGCCTGTATTTTGTATTCTAAAAATCTTTTGGTTACTTCCATATTCAATCCCCCTTAAAGTTCAAGTCCTCTTTGCTTACATTCTTCCATATAAGTTACACACTCTATATAAAATCTTGGTGTAGGTACTTTCTTATGTCTTATACAAAATCTTAGAAACCATCTTAGATTCAACTAAATCACCCCCTTTCTCTTTTTCATTACATCTCTATCTTTTAGTGCATTTTTCATTACGTATTCTTCAAAAGAGATTAAATCTATCCTATATGAATTACCTATAGGAATTACAGTATAATGGTTTTGTGCCATTGCTTCCCTTATCATGTTTCTCGCAGTTGCATCTGACACTTTTAAGTACTCACGAAATTCTTTTACTGTAACTAAATCCATCCTCTTTATTTTTTCTCTATCTAAAAACATCTTGATGATGTCTGTTGTATCATCTCTTTGCATTAATTCTTGTACTAAGTCTTTTGTGTCTATGAATTGTAATGCTACACTCACTTTTATCTCACCCTTTCTATCTTCCAGCTAGTTTATCTAATGTAACGTCTAAATAGTCAGCTATTTTTATTAATGTATCTATAGTTGGATTTTTATTTTCTCCTCTTAAAATCGCATATAAATTCCCTGAATCTACGCCTATTTCTTTTGCTAATTTCCATGCTTTTAAATCTCTATCTTTTAAAATTTTATTTATGTTGTCATTAATTGCCATTATTTTCCTCCTTTGATATACTATATTTGTAGGATAAATCCTATAAATATATGGTTAGGTGGTGCACACATGTTAGACAGTAATTCAAAGAAAATACTCTCTTTTTTAAAACCTTTTGCTATTGAAAGCGACCACATTGATTTTAGTACAGAACAAATACACGAAAATTTACCATCATTATCTTTAAATGAAATTGGAAAAGCCATAAAATTCTTAAATGAAAATAATTATTTAATTTCAAGAAATTGTATAGCCTCAAAATATCCAATTGTATGGGATGTTACAAGCAAAGGATTAAATTTCGAAGAATTTGAACCTAAGAATCAATCGCAAAATATAAATCAAACTTTCAATATTCAGAATATGCAAAACTCTGCTGTTGGTAATACTGGCTCTGTGACTATAAATAATGGTATTGATTTCTCTGATTTAAGAGAATTTATAGATACTAATAAAAACCTTACTCAAGCAGAAAAATATGAAGCTCAAAGCATAGTTGATTTAATTGAATCAACATCCGAAAATAATATTCCTTTAAAAAAAGGTTTTTTATCTAGATTTGGTGATATTCTGAATAAACACCCTGATTTGGCAATGCTTATCGCTCAAACACTTCTCAATCGCTTCTTAATTCAGTAAATTTATTTTGTAGTTAGATATATGTCTAACTACTTTTTTATAATTCTGATAAGAGTTTGCCTTCTCCAGCAATTACTTTATTAAATGCTTCTTCTAAGTTTTCATATTCTTTTCTTAGATAAGCTGGATAATTACCTTTTACATCAGATAGTGAATATGCTAAATCTTTTTGTGTATCTATAAGAAGGTTTATTCTCCATTTTGAAGAATAAAATTCTGCCATTTTTTCTTTATTCAATTTAATCACTCCTTTTTAAAATATTCTGTATTTAGTTTTCAAAGTAACTTAATTGCTTGTATGGTCTCTCTGACTTTATAACTCTTATGCAATCATCTATAATCTGTATTAAATTATTAGATGTATCAAAATCTATATCTTCCCACTTCTCAACTCCAAGAATTAGGAATAATCTCGCTTTCACTTGGTTATATTCTTTATTTGCTTTGTCTATATCGAGTCTATTCTTTATGTATTTAGAATACTGTTGTTTCTTAGAACAAGTTATCTTACACAACTTTTTATATTCTTTTATTGTTCCTTTTAAGTCTCCTATAGTTCCTGTAAGTTCTGTTATTACATGCTGTTGTGCTTGATATTGACCAGTTTGTCGAATAGTTGGAAGCACTTCATCAAATACCCAACTCTCAAACTTTTCTGCGTTTGGAAGATTTGAACCTACTATTAATCGGTAAACATCACCTTCAGTTATCAAAGCAATCTTAATACCGTTAATTTTAAACCCCTCGTGTTTCACTACCCCTTTGCAATGTCTTAAAATTGCATCATTGGTATTTTTATAACCTAAAGACTTTGCAACATCTTTTCCTACAAAGTAAGGCTTATTATCAATCTCTGCCATTCTTATTTGACCAAACTCCATCTTTTCAAATATTTGTAAGTTATTCATACTTATTAACCTCCTGTTCATCTTTTAAGTCCTGTAAATCCTCAAATTCTTTCCATAAGATATTTATTATAAAAGCATTTTTACTTAATCCTTTTCTTTGAGATTGTCTATGTAGCTCTTCATTTAATTCGTCTGGCATTCTAACAGTTACTCTCTTTTTTGCCGTCACTTTTGAACCACCTCCTTGTTTATTATATTATCATTGCGTCACCTTTGCGTCAATACTTTTTTTGAAAGAATTTACGTGGTATAATAGTGACATCATTTAGACTTAAGGAAGGTGCTATATTTATGCCATCAAAATTACCTAGATACACACTTAGAATAGATAACAATTTACTTGAAAAAATCAAGTATATAGCTGAAAGTGAAGGTCGTTCTGCCAATAAAGAAATAGAACAATTAATTAAAAAACATGTTGAAAGTTATGAAAAAATAAATGGCAAAATTAATGTTTAAGTTAATAAAAATTAAATATTTTTTAAATTCTTGCTAATCACTGATAGTATGTACTCATTTACTGACATACCTTTTTGATTAGCTTTTTCTTTGCACTTATTATATAATTCTTCTGTAATACTCAAAGTATATTTCTTTTTATTACTCATGTAGTCACTTCCTTTTCAAAATATTCTGTATTTAGTTTTCAAGGTACTGTTATGATTTAACTTAACATTGATAATTGTTCTTCTTCTTCCTTTAATAATCTTTTTAGAATGTACTCTTGACCTTTTCCTGTAACTCTTGTTGTTCTATAGGTAAATACACCTGTTGATGTCTCTCTAGTACCTTCCACAGTTTCTAAATAACCTTTTTCCACTGCAAATTGTTTTGGTTCAGTTGAATTTTTAAATACCAAACCCCATACTCTTAATTTTTCATATAATCTTTTTTCACCAATTATTATTCCATTACTTTTAGAGATTACTTTTGCTACCTCTCTTACAAGTAAACTATTTTTTGAAGATGCTATTTGATTAATAAATCTATTTTTTTCTTCCAATTCTCTATTTTTACTTTCTATTTTTCTTTGAGCTACTTGTAATGCTCTTGCCATAATTTCATCATCTGACATATCTTCTGTTGTATGTATATATCCTCCAGTTTTACGTATTGTTGGTAAAACTTCATCAAATACCCAACTTTCAAATTTTTCTGCATTCGGTAGTTTACTATTTACAATCAATCTATACATATCACTTTCAGGTATTGCATTTACTTCTAATACCTTATTTTCATTTTGCGGATGAGGTATGTAACTTTTTGTTACCCACCTACAATGGTCATTTATTGCTTTACTTGTGTTTGCATACCCTAAACATTTAGCTATATCTGTTGCAACAAAATATGGTTTCTTATCAACCTCAACCATTCTTATTTGACCAAATTCCAATTTTTCAAATATCTGTAGATTATTCATATTTATTCCTCGCTTTCTACATTGAATTTATTTTCTTTTTTTATTTTCTCAATAAACTCCCAACATGCATCCACAATAATAGAATTTTTACTTTTTCCACATTCTTTGGCTATATTCTGTACATATTGATTTAATTTTGGGACGAGCCTTACTGTCATTCTTACTTTTTCCATTCTTATTCCTCCCTCCTTACGACACTGATTCACTGTCTATAATCATTATATTATGACACTATTTTAGTGTCAAGACTTTTTTAAATATTTTTTGTATAATGTCATTAGGGAGGTGTCAAAATGACTACTATTACTGTAAGAATATATACACCATTAAATGAAAATTTAGAAAAAATTTCTTATCAAACAGGCATTCTCAAATCTTCGCTTATTCTATACGCTATTAATGATATTATTAGAAATTCAAAAGTTAATGAACTTCAATCAATCTCGTATAAAAGTGATGATACTGTTCGTTCTACTCTTAGGATTCCTGGTGTCCTAAAAGAGTTGCTAGAGAAAACAGCTAAAGAAAATAATTTATCAATCAATTCTCTAATAAATAATGTTGTGCATTCATTTTGCATATCGGATTGGTTAATTTATCTTTGATATATACAACCAACATGCAATTATTATAATAGATGTAATAGGCATTCCTATATCACTGCTTAAATCTATCAACGCTTTGTGCAAGTCTTCTGGTATACGAAGCGTTGTTTGCTCTCTTTCCATCTAATCACCTCTTTTGAATATTCTATATTTAACTTCCAAAGTGTTATTTTGATTTGGGGAGTTGGTATTTCACCTACCCCTTCTATTTATTATTTAAAAAAAGTATTACTAAATACAATTCCTAAAAAATAAAAGATTTCAATTAAAATTCCTCTAATGAATATTTCTTTTTCTTTATTTTTCATATACTTGCTCCTTTAAAATATTTTATATTTAGTTTTCAAAGTGCTGTTGTGATTTAACTTAATTTTTGCTTAAATCACTTGATATTCCATATTTTAAAGCCATATCTTTTACAATAGCAACATACCCTTCTATGAGTTTCTTATCATCTTGTATTACATCTAGATTGTTAACTTTCTCTCTTTTAGATTCAGATACACCTTCTTCTGCCATTTTTCTTCTTTTATTGATTAATCTTCTATGTAGGTCAACTCCAAATCTCTTATTTAATAATTCATAACTTTCTGTTCTAAGCATATTTATATGTTCAAAACCACCTTGTTTTTTTGCTATTCTTGCAATTAGTTGATGTGTATTTGTTCTCCAACTATTTGAGTCTAATGAAACTACATCTTTTATTGTTTCAACCTCTGTCTTTGCTTCTAAAGCAATGCTATTTGCTTGATTAACTTGAAGTCTTAAATCTTTCATTTCTTTTAAACTTTCTATTAATACATCTTCTATACAAGTTGGCTTATGTTGCTTAACTTTGAAATATGTTTCTTCTAAGTTATCAAACTGCTCCCAAGCTTTGTCAGTATCCAATATTTTGCAGTGTCTATTTGCTCCTCTTTCAGTCCAAAGATACATTTTTGAAGTAAATTTTAGGTTTTCATATTCTGTATGAATACCTTTAAAATTTTTTAAATCATCACCTTGCAATAAAAAATAATGTTTACCTTCAATAAATCTATCTTTGTTATTGTTAAAATTGTTGCTTATATTTCTTGCATCTGTTTCATATACATCTGCTAGTTGCTGTGTAGTTAAAACTCTTTCGTTATTTCTTTCTATTACTTGTAAGTTATTCATATTTTTCAGCTCCTTTTTCTTTAAACGTACTTTTAGTACAGTTGTTTTTCAAAAAAATATACTCTATTGAAGTATTGAAATAAGCTGCTATTTTTACAGCTGTATTTAGAGACGGTACTCTTTCGCCATTCTCTAAGAAAGCTATATACCTACTTGTAAGACCTAATTCAGCTCCTAACTGATTTCTACTTAGTCCTTTTTGTATTCTAAAATCTTTTAGTTTATTCATTTTTTCACCTTCTTTTACTTTATCTTATGTACTAATAGTACAGTACTATTAGTACATTGTCAATAGCTTTTTTAAAAAAAATGAGCTATAATTGATAATTAAGAACTAATAGTTCAATATAAATTAAAAAGGTGGCTAAATAACATGATTGGATATAGAATAAAGGAATTAAGAAAAGAAAAAGATATTACTCAAAAAGAACTTGCAACTTTTTTAGGTCTTACTCCTAAAATGATTTCTTTTTATGAGAAGGAAGAAAGATTTCCTCCACATGACATAATTTTAAAATTATCAGATTTTTTTAATGTATCTACAGATTATTTGCTTGGAAAGGTCAATGTAAAAAATATAGACAATCTTAGTGAGTTAGAGCTAATTGAAAATCTAAATTTCTCTGATGATATAAAAGAAGCTTTAAAACTAATTAGCGAATTAAGTCCTTCTAGTCAAGAAAAAATGTTCAAAATAGCAAAAGTATTTCTTGAAGAAGAACTTAATGAGAAAAAATAAGAAAGAGAAGAAAACTATTCTCTTTCTTTTTTATTTTCTTGTTTATAATATTCTTTTAATAATTCTATGTACTTTTCTAACTTCTCACTATTATTTTCTCTTAATTTGTTCAATGTATCCCCTGTGTCAATTAGTAGTTTTTTTGATTTTTCCACACGCCTTCCCCCTACTATCAGAACTTACGTTCTTATTTTTAGTCAAAATTCCCTAATGAATTTTAATAAAATATAACTATGTATTTTCATTTCTAAAAATATTTTTAGATTATTCAAAATCTTCTTGGATAATTATCTTACTTACATAATAATACTTTTGTTAAATATATGCAATAAAAAAAGCGTAATTGTAATAAAAAAATCGAATTTTGTAGAGTCTTGGTTATTTTTTCCATTCCTGTGTATTATTAATCGTCTTTTTAATTATAATTTTTTGTATTTTCTTGTTTTTATAATATTTTTTATAATTTTTATTAATTTTTGTATGATAAAAACAAAAAGTCGAATTGCATAAAAAGTTTTAAATAATTTAAAATTGTATTAACAACAAAGATATAGTAAAGATGAAACTTTATTATTTATAGTCTTTTTTATTTTGTTTAAAATAATATATGTTATTATATAATTAATTAAGAAGCAAT